GCCCCCTGCCCGAGGGCGCGGCGGGGTTCGGCGCCGGTGGGCTGGGCGGCTTGCTGCTGCTGTTCGGCGGCCTGGCGCTGGGCTGTGGTCTGCTGGTTGCGCTCCCGCTCCTCCAGCCGCCAGCGGTTGCCCTCCTGCCCCCGCTTGGCCTGGACTGGCAGCTCCCCTCCCCCAACCGTGACGTTGATCTGGGTGGCCACGGCCTCAGTCGTCCGTCAGCAGGGCATAGCGATAGGTCTGGGTCTGGCCGGGGCTCAGCACCACGTTCGGGCTTTCGGTGGTGACGCTGTGGGGGTAGGTCTCGCCGTCGATGTAGGCCACCACCCGGTCGTAGCTGTAGCCCACGCCGGAGGCAGTGAACGCCGCATTGATGTCTGGGATCACATAGGCGCCAGCGGTGACCGAGTAGCTGCCGGTGGCCACCACCGCCGAGAACCGGGCGTAGCCGTTGCCCGACACCTCGGCGCTCTGCCAGTTCGCCACGGTGCTCTCAGGCCCGTAGCCGGTGGTACCGACGTTGCAGAGCATGACCTTGAGCGTCTCGCCCTCGTAGGCCAGGGCAGCGACCCGCTGCAGCTCCTTCTGGCTGATCGTCGTGGATTGCGCCATGGATCAAGCCGCGTTCGTGATCCGGATGAAGCCGCCCGAGGCGTCCGGGGTGATGCGGAACTGGGTTCCGTTGACGGCGGTCACCGTGCCGTCGAAGTCGATCCGGGCCACCGGTGGGTCGTTGGTTTTGGTGTCGTCGTAGATCAGGGCATGGCTGGCGGCGATGCTGCCTCCGCTGGCGTCCCACGTCACTGGGTCAAAGGTAAAGGTCGAGTCGTTGGTGGTGATGGTGGCGATCGAGACGTTCGTCAGGGCCTTCGTGTTCTGCGTGTAGCCGTTGGCCGTGCTGAGCTGGGTCGCGCCGCTCTCGGCTGCCGTTTTGGTCGTGGCCGTGGCGTTCGCCGGCAGGGCCGTGTAGAGGTTGATGATGTAGCTGTCGCTGGCCACGAAGTCGCCGGCCTGGATCCGCCGGGGCGTGTCGTTGTAGAGCGTGACGGTGACAGGCACGGCAGCGGGTGGGGCTTTCCCCTAGGTTTCCGCTGCCCCTCAGCCCGCCGGGAATTGGGCTGTCGGGATCGTGATGGTCCGGGCCACGCTGGAGGTGACCCGGAAGTCGTCCATGTAGCCGTTGAACCCGTACAGGTTGTTCCAGTCCATGCCGATCCGCCAGGCCGCGCGGGTCTGGTTGACGGCGTTGGTGTAGGTGCTGCCGACCTGGGTCTGGCCCTGCCACAGCTTCCAGGCGCCGGCCTCGCAGGTCAGCGCCACATGAGTCCAGGTGTCCACGACGATCGTGCCGGATTGGATCCGGAAGCCGTTGAGGTAGAGAAACAGCTGATTGGTGTTGCGGATGCCCCAGACAAAGCCCGCGGTGTCGTTGTCGGATGTCCGCGAATCGAAGATCGCATGGAAGTCCTTGACGGAAGCGATGCGGACCCAGCACTGCAGCGTGAACGTCGTACCCAGGGCCACCCCCGTCACGCTCAGTCGGTCGCCGTTGCCATCGAACAGAGCCGAAGCCCCGCCCCACTGGCTCTGGGCCGTACTGATCTGGGCGTTGCCCACGGCTGTCACGGTTCGGGCGCTGGTGCTCGAATCGGTGAAGGTCGTGCTGCCGTTGGTGCCGTTCATCGACAGCAGCAGGGGCACATTCGCCCAGCTGGGGTCGCCGCCGATCTGGGCCACCACCGGAGCCACGCCGCTCAGCTCCAGGCTGGCCGTGGGCAGGATCACCGAGCCGGGGCTGTCGATCACTGGGGCCACGCCGCTCAGCTCCAGCTCCGCAACCGGCAGCGGCACGTTGACGCCGGCCTGCTCAACCACCGGCGCCAGGGTGGACATCTCCAGGGTGGTGACCGGCAGCGGCATGTTGACGCTCACCGCCGGGGCAGTGGCGGCCAGGTCGAGGCTGGTGGTCGGCAGGGCGACAGTCACCACCGCCCGCACCGTGGCCCGGACCCGCACCTTCGGGCTCAGGGTGATCGTGGGCAGCGACAGGGCATAGGCCAGGCTCGTCACGGTGGCGCCTAGGCGGATCTTGGCGGAGAGCTCCAGCGTCTCGTTCCAGACCGGCACCACCGCCGGGGCGGCCATCGTCGGGCCGGGGTTGGGGCCGACGTTGACCCAGGTGCCGCTGGCGTCGAGCGAGTAGACGTTGCCGGTGGCCTGATCCAGGGCGCCCTGCCCGGTGGTGGCCGAGGGGAACGCCGCCGACAGCGTGGCCTGGGCCGTGCTGCCCACGGTGGCGACACTGCCGATCATCGCCGTGGGGGTAGTGTCCACCACCGTCGGGGCCGTGGGCAGGGTGGTGATGCCGGGCGCGACGGGGAACCAGAAGGTGCCGGTGCCGCCGATCGCTCCCCAGAACAGGGCATCCGTGCTGTGGATGATGCCGTTGGCGTCGAACGTCCAGCCGCTGCCGTTGCAGCGGTAAAGGGCGCTCAGGCCGTTGGCCTGGACGATGAACGGGCCGAATGGCTGGTTCGGGAGGGTGCCGGCCGCACACTGCAGGCTGACGCCGGATCGGTTTCCCATCAGCAGCTTGTTCTGAACACGGCCGAACTGGCGCGCCTTTTCGGCCGCATCGCTCTTGATCGTGCGGAAGGTGGACCCAGCGCCAGGGACACCCGAGGGGGCGTTCTTGACGAACACATCATCCGGGGCGTAGGGCAGGGAGAGCTCAATCCGCCGCTGCGCAGAAGCGCTCCCGACCGCCAGCTCGAGACCCGCCTTCACTTCGGTGCGGTAGCCGTTGTTGGGGTCGCCGCTGCCGTCTGACGGGTCAGAGCGTGAGGGGTTGTACGCTCCGAACTCGATCGGCGCCTCACCCACCGGCGCGGCTGACAGCAGGGACAGCGTCGGGCCCCTTTGCCCTTGGAAGTTGCTGTCAGTGCAGTCAACGGTCACATTCAGCAGGCACTCACCCCTGATGGCCCGATTGATGAAGGCCTGAACCTGGGCCGGGGTTGTGAAGCTGTCGCGGGATTCAGCGATCGATTGCTGGCCGCTGATGCTCTTGATCCAGGGTCCATAGGACTTGGTCACCGTCTGCACGGTGTTGCGGAGCCGACTGGTCTCGATCACCTGCTTATCCAGCAGGTAGTTGCCGCTGTAGGAGACGCTGACGACACCGCTCTCGAAGGCCATCGGCAGCCCCACCTGTCCGATGGCATGGGCCATTGACCCACGCCGCTCCACTGTTCGGACGGTCTCGTTGCCGTAGGCGTCGTAGTCGAAGGTCTCGAGCGTGCGCGCCTGGACGTTGTTGTTGGCGAACCCGATCCCTTCGGAGAGGTAGGACGAGACCAGGCCGCCCAGGACCGCTGCGGCTGACGTGGTTTCGACTGTGATGCGACTGTCAACGACGCGCACCTCGTCGTCGTTTGGGGTCTTGATCTTCCGGTACCGGGTCACGGTCTCCGATGCCTGCAGGATCGGATAGGTGGCGGTCGCCTGGCCACCGCTGCTCAATCCGTAGGCAATCACGATTTCGGAGACGCTGCTCGTGACCGACCGCTCGAAGGGCGATTCACCGGCGGTCGTTTGCAGATCAGTGCCATCGCCGAACTTGGACCGCAGCGTGCTGTAGCTGACGGTCACCGCTTCGCCAGGGAGTTGGCCGGCGCCGATGCTGCCCAGGTCGATGATCTTGCCCTGGCTCACCACCGGGCCCGTGCCACCGTCCTCATCCAGCGGCAGGATCTGCAGCACCTCCTGGCGGTTGAGGTAGCCGACGTAGCTCTCGCTGACCAGTAGATCGGAGAGCACCTGCACGTAGCCGGCCCCGTAGTCGAACTCCGCAATGCTGAACTTGTTTGTCAGCGGGTTGCTGCTGGCGGTGATGCCGAGCTTGGAGAGGCACAGGGCCATGGCAGATGAGGCCCGGATCGGAACGGTAATGATCTCGGTGTCGGCTTCGGTGACGCCGCTGTTCTCAGGATCGTCGAGGGCCTTCCAGTTGATCTGCTCCCGCAGGTCCGCCAGGTAGGTGAGCTTGCACCCCAGCTCCACCCGCGTCGTGCGCCGGTAGGGATCGGCGAAGGACGACAGCACCCGCAACTTGCGGGGCAGGTAGGTGGTGATGCCGTTCCGCGAGTAGCTGAACTCAACAGCGGTGCCGATCGCGGGCGTCACCAGGCCGCTTAGCTCCACCGAGCCCCGGGTCTTCACCAGGCCGGAGCCCTGCAGGTAGTCGTCGTTGATGCTGCCGCTGATCAGGGTGCCCAGCGAACAGCTGACGGTGGCGCGGATGTCGATCGCCATCAGAGGATCTGCAGGGCCGTGAGGCTCACCGAATAGCGGGTGGACTTGGCGCCGCCGCTGATGATCACCTCAGCCGTGGCGGTCGGGGCGGTGATCGGGAACCAGCTGGACGCCGCCGGCACCGCGGCGATGGTGGTGTCGTACCAGCTCAGGAGATCGGCGTAGGTGCCGCTGCTGATGTAGCCCTCGATCTGGCGGACCTTGTGGGCCACCAGCGGCCCGGTGAGGTAGCTGGTACCGGTGGCGGTCATGGCCACCGTGGGGCCGTCCTGGCGCGTCTCCATCGGCCGGGTCAGGGTCACCACGGCGCTGCCGAGGGCGACGGTGCCCAGGTTGGGGGTGGTGGCCTCGGTGTTCTGGCGCTGGCGCTCCTGCCCCCGCAGCAGCACCGCCAGGGCCTGGGCCGCATCGACCAGCACCGCCGTCGCGCTGATGTAGGCGCCGGTCTGCTCCCCCGCTGGGGGCTCCGCAAACCAGCACGCCAGGCCCGTCACGCTCAGGCCGTTGGCGGAAGCAATCGAGAGGCTGACAGTGGTGCCGACCGCGCCCGAAAGCAGGGTGTCAGCGTCAGTGATGCGGGTGTCGCGCCAGGTGTCGTAGGTGCCGACCAGCGTCTGCCACTGGGTCGGAGTCAGCAGGCCCGACAGCCGGAACGTCCGGGCGGTCAGGCCGGTGCGGGCCTCGCCCTCGTAGCCGTAGGGCTGAGCCGTCAGGGCGCTGCAGGTGAAGGATCCGATCGTGATCGTCATGGCTCAGACTCCCGGCAGGGCCGCCGTGGGCGGCTGCACGTTGACGTTGACCAGCCACTCTTTGGTGGCCAGGGCGTCGAGGGAGTTGGCCAGCAGGCCCATCTTCGTGCTGTTCTCCACTAGCGCCCCGGCATTGCGCACCGCCGCATCGGCGGCCTCCTTCTGGGCCCGGGCCAGCGCCAGCTGATTCTCCGCCTGCTGGAACTGCCGGGCGATGGCTGCCAGGCCAAACACCTGATCAGGGGTCTGGACCGGGGTTCCCTGCCGAATCAAGCCGCGATCAATCAGCGGTTGAATCTCAGCCCGCGCCAGTCGCAGCTGTTCGTTGACCAGTGCTGGGCTGAACACGTCCGCATTGCTGCGCACCACGTCGTTGAAGCTCCCCTGCGCATCGCGCAGCTGCTTCGCGGCATCAGTGGCGCCGTCCCGCAGGGCTCGGCCCACGTCCAGGCCGGCAACGGTCAGCTTCGCGGCGGCGGTCTCCGCATCGGTTCGGAACTTCGCCAGCTGATCGAGCGGGATTAGCTCCCCGCCGGCGCGACGATCCAGGGCATCCCGCAGGGCCCGGGCGGCACGCTCCGCATCTCGGGCGGCATCGCTGATGCCGGTGCCCAGGTCCCGCGTTTGTGCTGCCACGCGCCGCTGTGCCTCGCGCACCGCATCCGATGGCCGCAGCACGTCGATGGGGCTGCGGGCTCCGGTGATGGCATCGCTGCCCTGGCGGGCCAGGGATCGCAGGGTGTCGCCACGGGCGCGGAAGGTGTCGAGCACCTGGCGGGTGGTGGCGGCGGCTTCGCGGGTGGCCTTCTTCAGGTCCTCGCCCGCCTGCACGTACGCCAGCTCAACCTCACGGGCCGCCCTGGTCAGATTGCCTTCCAGCTGTGCAACGCGCGTGGCGCTCCGGCTACCCTCCAGGTTCGTGATGCCATTGCCCACGGGCTTGGCCATCTCGCGGTCCAGGTCCGCCTGGATCACCTTGACGGCACGGATCTTCTCCTCAACGGCCAGCTTGTTCTCCAACTTCTGCCGCTCGACACCCTGCAGGGTGGCCAAGGTCTTGCTGGCCTCAATCCGCGAGCGGATGCCCTCTAGATCCAGGGCGTTCTTGGTGCGGATCTCTTGCAGGTCCGCAGCCTGCTTGGCAGCGTCCACTACTGGGTCCTCCTCCTGCTGCGGCGGCTTCGGTTTGACGGTCAGGCGGGGAGGCACAGGCGGGCCCTGCTGCGGCTGTGGCTTGCTGCCCCGGTCACGGATCTTTCCACCGATCACAAAGTCATAAGCAAGGCCCAGAGGGCCAAGGATCTGCCTCAGGACCTGGTCCGATGCCAGGGGCGCCACCTTGCCGCCAAAGTCACCGATCTGCTTCAGGGGCAACAGTCCGATCAGCGTAGTGAGCCGGCTGATCACACCATCGATGTCTTCAATAAACGACTTAAAGTATGGCGAAACCACGCTCTCCAGTGTTGCTGCGAGGTTTGAAAAGCCGTTGCCGATCCGCTTCAACCCGCCTGCGATTGTACCGCTGTTGATGTCCATGGCCTTTGCTGCAGTACCTCCGGCTGTCGCCTGGTTTTCAAGGAACTGGTTTGTTTTCTTGAGCCCGTCGTTAATCGCTGGCTGCACAACTGCCTGGGCCTCTACCGACCCCAGCAACTGAAAGAGCCTGTCTGGCGTACCGCCGCCCTTCTGGCGAATCTCGTCCAGTAGCGCAACAAATCCCTTCGATCTGACAGCCGAAGCGCTGAAGTCAATTCCAAGTGATCGGGCTAGCCGGGATGCGTCGGCGGTTGGCTTGAGAACACTGGCGATAGCCTGTCGCAGGCCGGTAAATGTCTGCTGGACGGGAACGCTGTTATTCGTCGCATTGGCAATTAGAGCGTTCAGCTCCTCAATCGGGATTCCCGCGCCTGCTGCGACAGCGGCGATGTTACCGATCTCATTGACGTACTCCCGGACGGTGATCGTGCCGTCGTTTTGCGTCTGCACAAACTGGTCAACAATCTTCCCGACGTCCTTGGTCGTCCTTCCATAGGCGTTCAGAACACCAGCTGCACCACGCGATACATCTTCAATGGTCGCGAATCCACCGACAGCACCGCGCACTGATGCGCGCAGGATTTCCACCTGCTCGGATGGCTTGGAGAATCCAGAGCTGGCAACATCATAAGCGGCTTTCAGGAGTTCAACCTGGCTGACGTTGTTGTTCAGCTCAACTGATAGGTTGCGGAGCCTGGACTTCAGGTCATCACTATCAACCCCCAGCGTGCGGACGGCCGCCGCCGCTTGATCGAGCTCTTTGATCTGGGTGCCAACGTAGCTCGCAACTCCCAGGGTGGATGTCGCAACCCCGAGAGCACCTAACGCACTGGTCAGGGCCCCGTAGCCGGCCGCGAGCTGAAGCGCGGAAGATCCCGCGACGCTCAGCGCTTGGCCCTGTGCCGCCGTGGCGGCCGTGCTCGCTACCGTGGCAGCCCGGTAGGACTCAACGCCTCGTAGCAGTTCTGGCGGGATCGGCGGTGGCAGGGGAGGGCGAGCCGCCGACGGCTGCCGCTGCGCCTGGCTCGCCTGCTCGAACGCCTGCCGCACGATCGCCGCTGTGCGTTGCGCTTCCGTCTGCACCGCCAGCAGGCCCGCACGCAGCTGGGTGTCATCCACCGACACCGTCAACACCGCTGCGCCGAGCGCTTCCGCCACCGTGCCTCTGCCTGTGTCTCAGCTTGCCGTCAGGCGGCAACCTCAGGCATGGCTTCCGCTCTCGCCCCCTTCGCCAACGCCTCCGCCGTGTTCACGGTGGCGACCACTGGCACCACCACCGACGCCAGGACCGGCAACGTGGTGCCCAACACTGCCACGCTGACGGTCAGCCTCTACCTGCGGCAGGGCGCCACCGATCCGACCAGCGACTTCCCCGGGGTGGACACCGACGTTGAGCAGTTCGAGGGGTACGCGGTGAGCCCCCAGGCCCTCGATGCGCGCATCATCCCCGGCACCACCGGAACGCTCACCTTCGCCGGCCAGGCCCCGGCCCGCTGCGAGGTGGTAAACGCTCGCTATCCCTTCGGCGCCACCGGCTTCATTGGTGCCACCGTTCAGGGCGTACTGGGTGACAAGATCCGCCTGCAGCGGTTCGTCAACGGCTGATGATCCGCCTGACGGCCACCGTGCGTATCACCGGCTGGCGGGGCCGCCAGTTGGAGCAGCGCATCCCGCGCATCCTCACGGCCTACGGACAGACACTCGGCACCCAGCTGCGGGAGGAGATCAACACCGCGCAGTTCAGCTGGCCGCGAGCCACCAGGCGCAGCAGGGGTCAGACCGTCACCAGTCCACGCGACATCGTGGACACCGGTGAGTTTCTGCGCAGCCAGACCCTGACCACCGCCGGTATCAACCGGCTGGCCTTCACGTGGAATCCGGTCAGCCCCGGCGGCTTCCCCTACGCCAGGCCGATCTTCACCGGCTACACCACCAACCGCGGCACCGTGGTCCCAGGCCGGGATTGGATGACACCAGCGCTGCAGCACCAGCCGATGGCGCGGTTCTTTGCGGAGCAGTGGGCAGCACTGGGGCGTTGACAGCAGAAAGGGCGGACCGAAGCCCGCCCCTTCACGATCCCGGCAGGGATCAGTCGGTTTCAGCGGTCCAGGTGTAGGCGCCGTAGCCGCTGAGGGTGAAGGTCACCTTGCTGACATCACCGGCCTGGATCTGTTCGCTGAAGTCGGTGACGAATGCCACTCCGGCATGGATCTCCGGGTTGCCGCTGGGATCCATCTCGGGGCTTTCGCGATACCACTGCACCGTCACGCCGGTAGCGGCATCCTTGGCGGCGGCCTTGAGGATCTTGTAGCCGGCATCCCGCAGGTCCAGGTTCATCTCCATCGGGATGGAGTAGCTCTGACCGGTCACCAGCGATGCGCTGAAGCCCTGGGGGGAGCCGTAGTCGCGAACTTCGGTGGTCTGGGACTGGGACTGGATGCCGGCATTCGTCAGGCTCAGCACCTCGGTCATGGTGCTGGAGCCGCTGGGTGCGGTCGAGGAGGTCGTCCCGGCCTTCACCCAGAATCGGTAGTTGAGTGCGTTGAAGAATGCGCCGGTAGCCATGGGTCCCGAGGGGGTTTGCCCTCAGGTTTCCGGCCGATCAAGAGCGGATGATCCGCGCGCCGCTGTGGCCCCCATCGAAGCCGACGGCGGTGAGCACCTGCCCCTTGAGCTCATTGACGCGAGCGGCCAGCACGGCGCCCTCAGTGGCGGCACCACCAGCGCCGGAGCGGTAGCGCACGCGCAGCAGGTTGGTGTCCCACTCCACCACGTCGGCCCGCTTGAGCTGCTGGTCACGGGTGGGGGTGGTGCCAGGGACCGGGCCCTCGTACTCCTCGGCGTTCCCCAGGTGCGCGGTGCCGCTGGCCACCTTGTCGGCCCAGATGCTTTCCAGGTCCTCGATCTCGTCAATCCAGCGCTTGACCTTGGCGACAGCGGCAGGTGACGCCTCGGCCATGAGGTTCATGGCGACCGTCAGCCGGTGCAGGTTCACCTCCGTGGCCGGAGCGTCCGCATAGGAGCGGATGGCATCCCGGTCATCGATCGGTGTGGTCCGCCAGAGGGCGTTGAGCGTGGGGAGGGGCAGCGCCATGGCGTGGGGGGTCGTGCCTCAGGTTGCCGCGTCAGCCCTTCCCCTTGCCGCCCTTCCCCTTGCCCTTCGGCTTGGGCTTGCTGTGGTTGCCGCCGTTCATCGCAGGGGTGCAGGGGTTGAGTGAGGTTGCCGCTCAAACCCCGCTCAGCCAGTGCTTGGCCCTCGGCGGGATCGTCCCCGCCAGCGTCCGGGCCACATGCTCGGCCTCCCTGGCCTCGAGCGTGGTCGCCGCATGGCGCAGGGCCTGGCGGGTCGCTTCGGGGTCGCGCTGATCGACGGTCACCTGCAGCAACAGGAAGGCGTGCAGGTCAGGGGGCAGGGGCATGGATCAGGTGCTGGGTTGCTGCCGGTTGGCATTGCGAGCGGCTTGGCGCACGGCGGTGGTCAGATCAACGCCACCAGGGCCGTCGAGGGTGACCACCGGCTGCGCCGTCCGTGTCGTGCCAGGGGTGCGCCAGCGCTCATTCGCGGTGGGTGTCGCTGCAGCCCGCAGCAGCTCCGGCCGCACCTCGGTGGTGCTGCGGCCCCGGCTGGCGGCGTACTCGCGCCAGACGCGGGTCTGGGACTGGCGCCAGAAGGTGCCGTTGAGGGCGCGTTCGCGGGCGTCCGCGTCGGGGTTCTCCACGTCATCGGTGGCCAGCGGTTGCAACTGGCACCGGCAACGACGGTGCGCCGGCAGGCTCACCTGGTCGAGCCGGTAGATCCGTCCATGCCTGGCGACACAGTAGGCACAGGTCCGCTCGTCGCGGGTGGCGATCCAGCGGGCGTACTGGTAGCCAGCGGCCCGGGCCAGGGTCTGCGTCGCCTGCTGCGCAGCTTGCTGCAGGTTGGTGCGGAGGTTGACGATCACCCGCTGCACCACCCCGGTCTGTGGCCGGCGGGCTTGGGGGCTGCGCCGGGCTCCAGCAGCAGGACGGCCACCAGCCCCCGGCCGTGGGGCCTGCGGAGCTGTGATGCCCACCAGCGCCCGCCGGGCCTCCTGCTCGAGCCGTCGGGTGCCCCAGCCCTGGGCAGCGGCATTGCTGGCCAGCACCACCAGCTGATCGCGGAAGGTCACGGCCTCTGATCGCATCGCCACCACCGCAGCAGCCAGCAGGGCGCC